CGATTTAACGAACTCTGCAGTCCCATAAAACCCCTTGCGAAAGAGGTTATTATGGATATCTACAGAGGCCGCTACCGACCCAGGACGGGACACGGTTGGAACAGAAGTGCAGCTTGTTCTCGAGACATCCGTCCCGGAAAAAGCTTCAACTCCACAGCTTTCCCTGAATTGACCTTCAGTAAAAGTTTTGGAATCATTGATCTTGAAACCAAGAGCACTTAGTAAGTCCAAAGTGACTTGCCCTGAATCTGAGGGAACGATAATATCGTCCCCAAAGACTCGGACCTCCCTAGAGGCAGAAAGTATGGATTGCTTTGAGATTGGAAGCTTCCGTGAGAATATCACAGAGGCGACCGCAATCATCGCAAAGACATACGTCTGAACAGGGAAGGTGCATGCTGATCCCATCGTAGAAAACTTCCTCAACTTGTAAAGGCGAGGAGATTTCTTATCGATGTCGTTTCGCAAGAAGCGAGTGCGGGTAGCGTGGAGGGCCAACAAGAGAGTTTTATTTCTCCGGAAAGCTCTTTCTACAACCCAGCACGAAAGACGATCGGAAGCACTGGAGAGGTCAATCGTCCAGTGTCCCATCGTCTCGGACGCCCTCATAGCGAATTCTTGATTAGGCACCTGAGAACGAAAGTTCAAAGAGTACCTAATAGAAGTTTTTCGCGATGAGTCGGTCATAAAACGAAGTATAGATTGTTGGCACCACTGGTGAGCAACAGGTTCCGAGGCAATAAGCCTTGGCTTGTCGAGCACCTTTGGTACCGCTATCAGCTTCGCAACACCTTCCTCCCCGCTGATGCGGAAAGGATTGGAGATATGACCGGAGCAGTATGCAGCCCATGATCCGTAATTGGAAAAACCAAATTCGGAAAGAGGGTACACCTGCTCAAGCCTATCCGACCAAGAGGGGAAGAAGTATTTACTACCTTCCTTCAGGTCAGATACTGCACCTGGTCCATGTTTGAGTCCCCATTCGGTTGGGTCGAACCAACCGAGCTCTGAGGAAATGGTATCGCAAACACTTTGAAGGGTGAATGCGAGTCCAGACCTAGAGTGTTCGGGGAGACTTCTACTTGATCCCTTGATGGGATCAAGGAGAGGACAATGATCGTAGGGAGAGTCGCCAAAAGCGACACTACCAATGCGGTCACTATCCAGGCAGTCGCCATCCCAATTAAGGGTTGGTAACTGGCATAGTCTGTCTGTTTCATAAAACTCCTCCACTGATTTAAAGGTGTCGGAGTCTTCGCAGGCAATCTTGAACTTTTTACAGAGGAGTAACAAATTCCTCAAGTAAAAGATTGCTTTAGCGTCGAAATCAGACCTCAAACTCCCATCTTCGTAGAAGATGCGTAGGTATAGTCCCTTGAATAGTCTCGGGATTACACCCCTTCGTCTAAAGGGCGAGTGAAACTCGACCTGTGACTTAGTGAGGCATCCAGTAGACAAGCACCTGTCAAGGTGTTTGGATACTGCTGGCAGGGATACCATCAAGAAACGTATCCCTGACTGTTCCACGCAACTACGCAAGCGCTCGATATCACGCTCGGTATCGTTGCGAAGGGAAGGGTAGTTACTAGCTATGTCAGACAACATAGCTCCGTACATCCCTAGGAGATACTCAACGTAGCTGTTAATCCTCATGCTAACACTCCTGTTAGTTGTGTGGATCTACGGCTCCGTTCAATCTCTGACACCCCTTAGCTGAAGATCAGAAGTCCTAGGACTCCCAACCCAACAGCTTCGCAGCAATGCCGCCGGCCTTGACCATATAGAAGCTCATTGCTTCAGAAAGGTCAATAATGTCGGCGGAAACCCCATTGGGATCCATACGAATAGTATAGATCACTTGGGTAAGGCTGCCCAGAGGGATCGCCTCAGTCGGCTTCACATACTTATCGAACGTCACAGTGTGACGATCGAAAGCCTGTGTACCAGCTTTGACGTTGTCGCGGCTATGGCGAATTTTCGCCCTATACGTGACAAGACCATCGTCCAAAAAGTATTCGGACGCATAGTTATCCTGGTTGATGAAGGGAAGGGTCTTGGCAGTTCCACCGGAACCGTCAAGGGTAATGATCAAAGATGAACCGAGCGACATGAGTACTCCTCCTTGGAGTTGTTGCTAGAGACAAAATCACTTGAGTCTCTGAGCGAACAAAGAGCCAAGGATCGACAAATCGTTCACCGAGATATTCGGGAACGAGGCGTTCAAGAGAGTGGGATGCCCTACGTTGCGTAGCTTCGTAGAGTATTTAGCCGTACCTTCCCCGCCCTGCACATCTGTGTAAGGGTCGGTGCGGGTGTACACAATCGTGCTATTTACCTCTAACATCACACAACACGATGAAAGAGTGGCAGGAATAGTATTCGAGTGACTGACGAGAAAATCGCCAGTATTCGTAAACCAGTCCAAAAGCCAGGTCCATGGAAGAACATCCCATGCACCCTTCGCTAATCCTTCGACCGTAAGGCCGTAGGTTAGCCGGCGGGCCATAGCAAGAGTTTGTGCATCGGTTGGCTTATGGGGCGGGCGGTAGCTAAGCTTCCACCTAGAGGACCCCCATTTCCTAGCATCAGTGGTTTTAACCCACTTATGCGAAGGAGACAGGCGTCCCGATCCCGAAGGGCCTATTGTTATGTCAGTTGAAGACTGACCAACGCGATGGGCCTTATCCAACTCAATGGTACGACCTATCCATCCCCGATCATATAGCTTTGAGAGCTCCTTATGACGTTTGTCAATTTTGGAGCCCAAATCCATAAGATCCTGCACGTCACGTATAAGGGGTAACCATCCAAATTGAGCCATTAAGTTGGCGTTCGCTAATTCCTTAGCAGACATCAGCTTTCGTGGCTTTCGGAGGAGACGCCCAGTATCGCGAATCATGCGTGGGAGATCTTTCACATCTTGAAGCAAGGTTAACGGAGTAATGCCGGGACGCGACGGGTTTGTTCTCGCCGCGATCGCTGCATAGTCCGTTGAATTCGCTGTCAAGCCATGAGAGATATGGGACTTACTAGTAGAACCTGAAACATGGTAGTTGTTAAACTCTACCCTGTACAGGTTTGGAGCAGGACCAACCGTGAACCCTGTCACACCATCGACCTCATCAATATAACGAGATGAGTTCATAGGGTGATCAGGGGGCGGCGGTGGGTCTCCTATGGTATCGTTCATGAAACCGTCGGACTGAAGTCCGCTGGACGTGCCGGTACCAAGGACGGATCCTGTTTTGGATTTCCAAACATATCCGCCTCCATAACTTGCCCAAGTAACATCAGGCAAGTCTCTATGTCTAGCAGTTCCCATGATAGCACTCTCTTAGGGGTTTCTTATCGAG